TGTACTCTGGAATCATCAAGCTTCTATTTATGCTTTATATGCAGTCATAGCTGATCTTGCAAAGAATAAATCAGTGTACCGTGAGATGACAGGTGACATTGAAGTTTGGAGTAATGCTATTGATTGGTATAAATTACTTCTAAATGGCATTACAAGCAATCCTACTCTTGGTCTTGGTACACTGATGCCCTATGCCGCTGGCATTGATCGTGAAGATGTATTACTGAATCAAATGGATTTGAGTGTTCAAAGAGCTAATATTCCTAAAACGGATTGCTGTATTGGTAACTGTTTAGCTCGCTTCCGTTTTGGTGCCCCATCCCTTCCTGTATGGATTGTGGGATAAGATATGAAGTTTCGTAAAGATACTAAGGCTTGGCAAAAGCTTAAAAAGAATCTAATGAAGCTTGATGATTCCAGAGTACAAGTAGGTTGGTTTGAAGGCCAAAACTATGGCCCTGACAATGATAATCTTCCTATTGCACAAGTGGCCAAGTGGAATGAAGAAGGAACACGTACAAGTCCTCCTAGACCTTTCATGCGTGTTGGCTTTAAATCTGAAATACAAAATTCAAAAGCAGTATTTGAGGACATTATCAAATCTGTAGTAGATGGTAAATCTCCATTAGTAGCACTCAAACAGTCTTCCAAGGCTTTTGAGGATATGCTTAAAGATTCTATAAATAAATGGGATAGCCCACCAAACTCTCCAGCTACTGTAGATAACAAGGGTTTTAATAACCCTCTGATTGAAACAGGTACAATGCGAGATTCAGTATCCTCCAGAATAGAAAACAAGTGAGGTGATTAATGAGCATTCCTACATTTACCCTCACTAAAAAACTACCTGTGACATTGTTCAGAAAGACTCAAGGTTCTTATGTAAAAGGACGATGGGTTGAGGGTGTTGAAGAAGAAATAGTAATTCAGGCTAATGTGCAAAGACTTAAGATGTCTGAGCTTATGAAGCTCCCTGAATCAGACCGACAAAAGAAGTGGTTGGTGATCTACTCCGTATCTGAAATACGTGAAGCCAAGCAAGGTGTGAATGGTTGGGAGGCTGATGAGTTCATCTGGAAAGGTGAAAGATTCAGAGTGATGATGTCTGAGAGCTGGGATATGGGTGTTCTTGATCATTACTCAGCTCGTGCAGCTAGGATTGAAATAACACCGGAGGTTAAATAATGGCTGGTCCTTATACCTCCCTTCAAGACAGCTTATACAATGGTGTAAAGGCTATCTTCCCAAATAATGAAGTTATCTTCTCTCACCCTAATGGTACTGAGCCTACTGGTAGCTACGTTGTTATCTACATCCTTAGTATGGATCAGACAGCTAGGCAATATCAATCTACATTAGCCTCAAGCTCTGGACAAGCCTTCCCGAATGACTATCAAATAGCCATAACAACACCTTATGAAGCTCTTGTTCAATTCACTTTTGTTGGTGATGAATCGGGAGATATGGCTCAAGAGTTTAGTCAAGCATTGGGTAATGTAAGGTATTGGGAAGAATTTCAAAGAAACAATCTTTCTGTAATGCGTAAATCCCTGATAAGGAATTCACCACAGAGAAGAGAAAGTGTTTGGGTAATGGATTTTAACCAAGACGTAACGTTTGCCTACTCGTTGCGTACAATCCAGACGATTGATGTTGTCGAGAAAGTTGAAATCGAGAACTCACTAACAGGCGAAACTTTCACCATTCCACAATAAATAGGAATTCTTATAATGGCGGAATTAGATCAAATTATTCAAATTTCCATTACCCGAGAAACAACGGCAGTTAGCACCACAGCTTTCAACATTCCGTTGGCTTTGGCGGAATTTGATGATGCAGACTTTACAACTCGTACCCGTACCTATTCTAGTGCAAACGAAGTAGCTACTGATCTTGGTGCAAACTCTGTAGCTTATGTTATGGCCCAGCGTCTCTTTGGTCAAGATGTTAAACCTGCTACCATCATCATTGGTCGTAAAGAAGTTGATGAATCGTGGACAGAAGCTCTTGAAGCGGTAGAAGCTGAAAACAATGATTGGTATGAAGTGTCTATCAGCTCTCATGAAGATGCTGATATTCTTGAAGTAGCTGCTGCTGTTGAAGCTCGTGAAAAAGTATTCTTTGCAGGCACAGGAGTTGCAGCAGTTGCTGATGTACCTTACACAGTAGGTGCTACTGACATTGGTTCACAACTGTTTGATAGGAACTACACCCGTACTGCTCTTGTTTATAGTCCAACTATTGATGTTGACTTTACAGAAGTGGCTTGGGTAGGTGATCAGCTACAATACACTCCCGGCTCTAATGATTGGGATTTCAAATCACTCTCTGGTCCTACAGTTACTGCTCTAAGTTCTACACAAGTAGCTAATCTTCGTGCTAAAAGCGTAAACTTCTACCGCCGTGTAGCTGGTGTAGAAATTATGCAAGACGGTAACATGGTTAGTGGTGAGGCGATTGATATTGTTATCCTTGCAGACTGGATCAAAGCTCGTATGCAAGAGGGTATTTTCAATCGTATGGTGAATCTCTTGAAGATTCCTTACACTCGTGCAGGCTTTGCTATTATCGAATCTGAGATGCGTACTGCTCTCACTGAAGGTCAGGCTAACGGTGGTATTGATACCTTCTCTATCAACATCCCAGATCCTCTGAGCATCCCGTTGAATCAACGTGCTGGTCGTGTAGCTTCTGGTATCACCTTCACTGCACGTCTGACAGGTGCGGTAAGACGCGTTATTATCTCTGGCAGTCTCACCGTTTGACGCCTCTTTAAGGAATAAAATATTATGGCATCTGAACTCTTAGCAACATATTCCCCTGAAGACGTGGTGATTGTCATTACACAAGGTGCAGTGTCTCACGTTGTTAGTGGTTATGTTGATGGTACATTCCTAACTATTACCCGTAACGTTCCTTATGCTGAACTGTATCAGGGTAGTGATGTTTCCAACATGCGGATTCTACGCCGCAACAAGGCTGCTACTGTCACTGTATCTCTGCATAACGGTAGCAACAGTAACGATGTATTCAGCCAATTGCAAGTAGTTGATGAGCAGACAGCAAACTCACAAGGTTTGTTCTCAATGCAAATCAAAGATACATCCGGTCGTAGCATCTATCATGCTAACCAGTGCTTCATTGGTAACTACCCAGACAGCACTTTTAGTAATGGTGCTGATAGTCGTGATTGGACAATCGTTTGTACTCGTCTGGAACAAACAATCGGCGGTAACGCTCTTGTTGATCCGTCAGACCTTGCTTCTATTCGTGGCCTTGGTGCTGATGTTCCTAGTCAGTGGATTGCTCCTCAATAATAGAAGGGGCGTAAAGCCCCTTCATTTTAAGGAGATTGTATGGAATTAGCAACTTATAGTCCACAAGACGTTACAGTGCTTGTAGCTGGTATTTTACCAATTGAAGGTTTTATTGATGGAACTTTCGTAGCTATCACAAAGGATGTAATGCCTTTTCGTAGTGTCAAGTCAACGGATGGTAAAATACATCGTGTCTACAATAACGATGCGACATATACTATCACTCTGACGTTACACAATGGTGCGGATAGTAACAAGGATTTAACAAGGCTTTGGTTAGCTGATCAGGTTACACAGATGGGTAAATTCCCTCTGCTCATCAAAGACACTAACGGCAGTAGCTTATTCTTCTCTACAACGTCTTGGATTGAAACTGTTCCTACGATGGACTTTGCAAACCAAGCAACATCTAGAGAATGGGTAATTAAGTCTGCTCAAGGTATAATCAATATTGGAGGTAATACAGAGAAGAGTGGTTTGATTGAAGATCTATTTAACTCTGCTATTGCATCCTTGCCAATACTTGAGGGTTTATTCTAATGTCTGAAGTATATACATACTCCCCTCAAGATGTAAAGCTTGTTATTTGTGGTTATATAGTAGAAGACTGGGTTAGGATTTCTATAGATAGGAACTCCCCAGTATTCAGACAAATTCGTGGTATTCGTGGTAAAAACACACGAGTAAAAAACAGAGATACATCTGCTGTAATAGCTTTAGAAGCTCTTATGGTAGGACAAGTTAATGATGTACTCTCAGAGATAGTATTACAAGATAGTATTTTAAATACAGGAAGACTTGAGGTAGGTTTGATTGATACCTCTGGTAGAAGTGTTTTCACAAC